CTTTGAGACCCTAAAGTAACAGTTGCTTCCGTATCTGATACATGTGCTGTCGAATATGTATTTAACTCTGTCATCACCAAGTCTGTCGATGTCCCTGTTAAATTCAAAATAAGAGCAACAGTAATTGGTGGATTACCAGAAGTTGTTAAGGCAGAGTTTATATTCTTAAATATAATTTCTCTACTGTTAATCTTATCATTCGACAACAAAGAATTTTTAATTGTCAATAAATGATGCCATGTATCTGCTGCTAAATTTTGTCCAGCACCAGTATCAGAAAAATGCGCAACAGGTAACTTAGTCGGGTTAATCACACCTTCTATTGCACCCATCATAGATGCGCCTTCAACTACTATATTACTACCTGTTCCTCCTAAACTTGCCGCGACATATCCTATCTTCAATGATGGATTGTCAATATGCACATCAGTATTCTGATTCGCATAATGTATATGATGGAAAAATACCATTTCACCATCAACACTATTTTCTATTGCAAATCGTATTTCACCTGCACCAAGCCATCTAAAATTAATCTGAAATACATTCAGTTTTGTTGGATCAAGTGTCATACCACTTGGTCCTGTACCATCTAACTTGTCAACATTCCAACTCGTTTGTGGTGTCCATGTTGTAGTGTGTGCAACACCTGTTTGCGAAACTGTCGATGTACCAGTAAAAGTTGTTCCGCTTGTTCTAGCAATACTAAATGTGCCAGATTTTACTCCAACACTGCGAGACAATAATCTTACAATTGCTCCTACTTGTTCAACAATCCATTTAGCACCAGCAGTTCCATCCGCTTCTATTGCCGCAGCAATTTCTGCTGCGTTTGCAGCTGCTGTTGCGGTCGAAGTGGTTAATGTTACAACGTCATCGTCTATTGTTACACTAACATCAGCACCACTTTCTGCAACAGTTACTTCGAACTCATGAATATGTGCTTTGCCGCCATTCTGTAACAGTACACCGAAAGATTCGCCGTCATATCCAACTTGTAATGCCTGTTCTTGTGTAAAGAATCCTGCGCGTTGAGTATAACCAGTGACACCCGTAGTAAATTTAGCAGTGAAACGCGCAGAGGCACCTTGACCTGGCCTATACCTTACAGCACGTTTCGATCTTATTACACCATAACCACCTAAACTTGTTCCTGTCGAACACTGCATAAGTGTGTTCGTTGTTGTTGCAGCACCGCCAGTTGCATCGTATGTTTCAAAGTCTTGTGGATCTAATCCGTATAGTCCATCAAGTTGTATTACAGGTGTTACTGGTACTGAAAGTATTTCACCGAATGCACTCCGAGAAGTAGCGGTGCCTGAGTCAGCGCCCACTCTCCCGTATTGGTCTGCGACCATAACAACTTCATATAATGTTTTATTGTCATTAAGAAGTTGCTGAGTATCCTTGCGAAATATTGCCACTTAATATTACTTCTTATATTTTTTTCCGTAACCTTCTTTCTTTATTTTTGGAGAAGCGTCAATAACTTCATCGTCATCGTCGTCATCTTCTTCTTCATCATCATCTTCATCTTCTTCGTCGTCCTCATCGTCTTTTTCTTCGAAGATATAAGAAACAAATTCATCGTAACCTTCTTCGGTTGAGAACAATTCTTCCAGAGTTTCGCGTTCTTCTTCAGTTGCTTCTTCTAGGAACTCTTCAACTGCTTCGTTGATTGCTTCAGCATATTCTTCATATACTGCTTCATCATCACCAGCATCATTACCATGTTGTGGTTTGCGAACGTGGTATTGAGTGGCATCGGATGCTTTGCGAATTTCTGCATACCCAGGACCGTCTAAGATAGAAACATTCTCGGTGTGCTTATCCATAAAATCTTGTTCTGGACCATCGCCAGCGCGAGACTTATATTTCTCAATGATTGATAGTAGTTTGTCATTCATCGTTAGTATCTTCCATTTCTGTTGATTGTTCTGGGTTAAAAACCGAAACAGACACTTCGTCATATTTGGCAGAAAGCGCAGCATCTAATTTTGGTTCTAGAGCAGCAGCAAAAGCATCATATGCCTTGGTTGGTTTATCTGCAACTGCTGCTGAAATAAAATCTGTAATATCATTGCTCATAATATTTCTCCTCAATATTTATAATTTAATCTTCTTGCGGTTCGTTTTCTCTTTCCTGTTCGGCGGAATCAGGTTGCTGATCGCCTACAGAAGATACACCGCCTAAATTCAAATCATCCTCTTCACTGTCAACATATCTGGGATCATCTTTCTCTTCTTTAATTTGATCATCAATTTCTTTTATTTCATTATCTGTTTGATGTAGAATAAAACGGCGAACATACTCATGAGAGTAATACTTACCAATCATCTCTTCCATTTCACGATAAAGACCAACACGATCTCGCATAATTTCCATGTTTTTTAATTCATGAAAATAGTTATCAACCGCATAATCAAAATTAATTTCATGTTTCCATTCTTTCCAATCTTCAACAGTACAAACACCTTTCAAAATTAGATGGCGTTCTAAGAGTTTACTAAAAAGTTCGCTGAATTTATTGCGCAGACGTGTAATAAATTTTGAGAATTTAACTTTGTCTCTGGATACTTCTGTTGCTCTGCCTAATGAAAAGGTTGAGTCAGATTGTAATCTCGTCATTGGTACATTCAATGACTTGAATAATAGATTCTGGAAATATACCACATCTTCAATCTCGCCAAGGTTTTGTCCACCAGGAAGTGTGGTGATTTCTGTACCGCGACCACCTTCTCGACGGGGCAACCAGAAGTCTTCAAGCATTGTCATAAACTTCCGGTCGTCGCGCACTTCACCAGTGCTAGAATCATATACGACTTTGTTCTTAAATCGAGTCATAATGTCACGCAGGTATTGCTCTGCTTTTGCCTTTGGCAAACCACCAACGTCAACATAAAAGATTCTTCGCTCAGGTGCGCGAGAGATACGATAGATTACGAGAGAGTCTTCCATTGAACGTAATTGATTCAATGGGCGAATTGCTTTGTGTAAGTATGACAGAATTAAATTATTATCATTCGCTTGTAATCCACTGGTGCAATAAGCAATTGAATCTTTAGAGATTTTTAATCCTGCTTGAGCACCAGTAGCAGATTGCGCATAAGCAACATTGGAACCAGTCTTTTTCATAAAACCAGCAGGGTTGTATATGTAATATTCTGCTACAACCTTTTCAACAACTACATCTTGATCAGTTTTTTCTTTCTTGACTTCGCGAACTTTTTTAATATATCGCGGATCAATATAACGTAATTCTGTAATACCTTTGGATGGTTTACTTTCGTCTATAATAACATGATAGTACAGTCGACCATCAATGTACCAACGGCGAAATATGTCATAACTTAAATAATTAAATTCAAGTTTGTTTAATAAAAGTTCAAACTCTTCACGAATAGTTTTCTTAATCGACTCAGCAATGTCTAAATTGTCAAGAACAATAGAGACAGTTTCTTCATCAGAATCCTCGACAATTGCTTCATTACAGATGTCTTGAATTGCAAGGTCAATGGTAGGATCCATTGCCATCGCGCGATACTTTGTTACGAGTTCTGCTTCAGTTCGGACGCTCCCGTCCAAATCAACATATGTGCCGTAAACACCACCAGACGCAATAGATAGTGCGCCATCGTCGTTTGATGGCGGAACAAAAGAAACAACTTTCTGCTGTTCCTTTTCTTCCTTTTTACGTTTAATTTCAAAACCGAAAAGATCCATTATATTTTAACTCCGATGAAAAAAAAGGGGGATATAAAAATATTTATATCCCCCGTGTATGACGAAGTTCAGTACGAAGGCAAGAACCTTATCTTAACTTCCAGGTTCCATGGCGTCAAACGCCCAAGTAACAGAATAAGAACCAATCGTGTCAGTTGTGTTCCAATCTAACTCGATAGTTCCAATATCTGTCGGCCAACAACCTTGCAGTTTGTATGTACGCAGAGCGCCACCACCGCCTTTTCCGTAAAGCAAAATTTCTGCTTCAGACTTATACGCTTCGAATACTTCTGATCGAGTATTACCGACAGCAGTATTCATTCTTTCTTGCCACTGCTCCAGTTCGTTACGAAGACCGAAATCTTCTTCTATCATTACAGTGGTTGTCCATTCAGCGTATGTACGGTCTCCAGCAATTTTAATCTTGCGTCCAAAATAAGGAACTTCAATAACACCCATGGTCATTGATGGGACTTGAGTTGACATACAAAGGAAATTCATTTGATTTCCTGCGCGTGTTACCTGCGCTTCAAAGAGGGCAGGACGATACCCACCCGCTTGAATTGCATTACTCTTAAATGATTCAATGCTAAAAGCCATTTCTTTATTCTCCTATGAATTGTTTTATCTATTTATTAAAATTGTCCAATAACTTCGGAGAATTCAACCCCAGTTCGTACAGCAACGAAGTTCAACTGAATGAAGTTGATAGAGCGAGCAGGTTTGATGTAGATATCACCAACAAACTCGTTACGATCAATTACTTCACCTGTGTTGTTTGTTTCGTCACAGACTACGTGGAAGTCATAAATTCCTCGGCGTCCCTGTACATCCCGCAAGAACGGAGTTACAAGGTTGACGAATGAAGCGCGAGTAAACGGATCGTTAAACTCAAACAGAGTAAACTTAGCAGATGTCGCAATCGCCTTCTCAAGTACAATAAACAGACGACGAACGTTGATTCGATCAAACGCAGAAGGTTTCGCCAACATCGTCTTATCGCCGAACAGAACAGTACCCTGTCCTGGGAAATTAACAACTGGGTTTACGCCATTCTTATACAAGAAATCTCGTTCTGCTTTCTTAGGATTCCAAGCAAGTTTGACGATATTCTTAATAGCACCGCGATTAAAACCAGCAGGAGACCACCAAGCATCACGGTCATCAGCAGTGTATGCAGTCAAACCAGCGATGTCGCCGTTGAGAGGAACCCAACGATAAACGTCATTGTACTTGTCGTACATGTACTTGTAACCAGAGTCAAGTACACCGTAAGAAGAAGATCGGCAAGCATTTCGGAAAGCAACTACGTCTTGCTCAATATCTCCACCGACGTTGTTAACAACATCGTTCTTTTCTGGCGAGATGAAGACAACGCAATCTTTACGAGTTTCTGCGATGTTATCAATCAGGTAATTACCCAACTGCTGACCAACAGAACCGCCACGTGCCTTACCAGAGATGATCAGAGAGACATCAATATCTTCTGCTGACTTGAACAAGTCGTATGCTTGAATAACGTCACCAACAGAAATACTAGACTCATTCTTCGTGTCGCGTCCGCCGACGAAAGACTTAGAGTAAGCACCAGTATTGGTTGAAGAAGCGAGGTTAATTGCTGTTGCAGAAGCAGCACCAGCGATATCGTTCGCCCACCAAACCCACTTAGAAGATTGGTTTAGAACTTCTTTATAATAGTTTGTACCGCCGTCAAGGTTCTTAGCATCAGTTGCGCGAGAAAGTCGCTGCCAAACTTCAAGAACAGTTCCTGGAACACCAGAGATCTCTCCGTCCTCGTCATATACAACAACGTGAAGTTCATCTTGAGCAGCAGTGTTACCATTCTGTGTTTGATAAGTTGACTGGCCAGGTGCTTGCTCTACCAATTCATAACCGCCCCAGTAACGCTCAAGAGTTGAAGAACTATAATCTTCGCGAAGAGTGTAACGATCGTCAAATTGAATTGTAACAGTTGCTTCACCAGTCTCGCTGGATGCAACTTCAGTTTTGGTGACAGTTCCGATAGAAGTAATTGTCAAGTATGAAGTTGAGATACTAGAGTTACCTGCTTTGATAATATCGTATACAGCAAGATCAGCAATAACATCTGCCAATACAGCAGCAGAGGAGTTTGCGTCTCCAGCAGCAGTGTTACTAACAGAAATAGTAGCAGTGTTAGAACCAACTGTGAATGCAATATTTGCCGCCAAAGTGTTCGCCGCATCAATTGTTGTCAGAACAATATTGCTTTGATAGGCAGCTGCGCTGTCACAGACAGAAATACGCAGAGAGTTACCAACTGCACCAGGATATTTTGCTACGAACTGTACATCATCGTCGTAGTTTGAAGCAGCATTATCATAGTCATCTTCGCTCTTGGTAATTTGCGAACTAAGATTCGCGGAATTAGTGTTAGCAAAAGCATTGAACGAATATCCGCCATCAAAAATCTGAAGAGAAGCTGCGCCAGCAGTAGCAGTAGGTTCATTCGACAGAGTATAAACGCCATTAGCAGCATCTTCAACTGTGGCAATAGTTGTGCCGTCAGGAATTCCTGGACCGAATACAGCATCACCAACAACAATATTTTCAGTTGTTGCATCAGGAGATGCCAGAGTAATAGTAGTGTTACCACTTTCTACTGCAGCAGTTTCAGTGTATGTGTTACCAGTAGAGTGATGTGCTCGACTTACATACAAGGCATCAGAATATGCCAGATAACTTGCTGCAGAGAAAAATGTTTCTGCGTTAAGATTTGTAGGCTTACCAAACTGAGCTGCCAACTGATCTTCGTTTTGAATCAGCAATGCTTTACCTACTGGTCCCCAACGGAAAACACCGCCAATTGCTGCCTCAGTAGTGGCAACCTGTGGGATTACAGTAGTCAGGTCGATCTCAGTTACATTTACGCCTGGACTAAGTTGAAAAGGCATAGTATCTTCTCCCTTTGTTGTTTTTCAAATTGAATAAAATAAATTATTCTTTTCTTGTTTTTTATTTATAAAATCTGCTTTCTTAAGTTTCGCTTGATAATATCCAAGCATCATTACTAACCGCCAACACTGGTTTCTCTTCGTACACATCATGCCCAGTGTCAATGATGCCGAAAGGAGTTAATTCATTCTGTATTTGCTCGTCATTCATGTCTCGCAATTGACTAATTGTATTTATATCTGTCAATTCTTTGAAGAATTTTTGGTTTGACAACCAAGAAAATAAAACAAGACCCATCACTAGATCATCGTGGCATCCTGATTCTGCTTCCCAACTCACGCCTTTTTTGCTGAAAGTAGAAAGTTCTTTAATTGTATTGAAATCATTTAGAATTAATTGATCCTGTTCAATTAGAAGCTTGAGAATAGAACAACCAATTGACTTGACAGTTTTCGTTGTACGAATTCCCTTGTCGCCTTTAGAAGCGAATCCAGTTGTTAGTCTTTTTCCACTTCTGCCACTATTTTCAGTGAACAACATATTTTCATATTCAAAATCTTCATGCAGAGTTGCAGATACTTGCTCACCAATATCATTGACCTCTACTAAAATCTGCGACTCATTATAAAACATTCCGATGCGATGTAATATAGAAGCATAATCCATGGGTACAATCATATTGTCTCTGAAAGTGCAAACTTGTACATATGGCATTTTGGTGACATCAATTACCTGAAACGCAGAATAATCTAATCCTTTGCCTCTAGAAACGTCAACTATAATAACATAATTATGATTTTCAATTGGTCTTTGATACATCATCAGACCACCAGTTTCTTCTATAGGATCTTTATACACCAGTTGTTTTAATTTGGAACCTGAAATAAGTGTGCCTGATGAACCAAGAAATTCGCACTCCATCTCTTGCGCGAACTTTTCTGTGTCAAAGTCCATGGCAGCAAGTGTCTCGTCGTACCATTTCTGATCGCGGCCAGGCACATCGTTCCACATGACTTGAACAAATTCGTATCCGTTTTTACCTGCCTTCGCGCCCTCACATGTTTTATAAAAGTGATTGAGTCCGTTTGGCGTAGAAGTTAATAATATCTTTGTTGTATTACCTGATGAAATCGTAGGAAATACTGATGCGAAAAATTCATCCCAGTTATCTACGAATGCAGTCTCGTCAATGTATAGAAACGATACTGATTTACCACGAATGGCAGATGATGATGTTGCAGCTGCCAGAATCTTAGAACCGTTTTCAAACTCAACACTACCTTTGTTCCATTCTACAACACCTTGTTGTAACCATTTCGGCAGTGCTTCATATGCAATCTTGATACGGTCAAGAATCTCTCGCGCAGCATCGCCCTTGTTTGCTAAAAGAGCGACCAACTTATGATCATTAAAGAGAATATAATGTAGTATAAGACAAACTGCGGTAGTAGTTTTTCCAGCCTGTCTTGATGTGACAACAACCGTTCTTCTTGTCCGTGTAGTTTTGTCGATGATTTCTTTTTGATAGTCATACAACTTTATTGGTATCAAACCATGATCAACATGTACAATCTTTATATAATTTTCTGAAAAATAAATTGGATCCTTTGCACAAGCAACATATTCGCGGATCATATCCTCGGTCCACGAAATATCTACGCCCTGTCTTTTTAAATTAACATTGCCAAGATATGTGCGATATTTTTCAATATCTTCAATCTGTCTTTTCATCATTCTCTTTATTAATCATTTTCAATAAATCACTGGTTGAACCAACGAATAAATTATTATTTACAGTGCTGGGCACGGTCGGTTCTTCTGTGTTGATAAGTTTTTTCTTCTTATCGTGCAGGTCTATTAGATCTTTGTTCAGTTCACTAAGATTTTTAATGAGTCCAGAAAGAACTTCATAGGAACGTGGATGTTGAGATTGATCAGCGATTGCTAATAACTCATCCATTGATCGAGTACCTTTCTCGATGAGGTCATACATATTGCCGCGAACATATTCAACATCTGCTTCTGCTTGTTTATCCTTTGGAACAGTTGGTTGATATGTTGTTGGTAAATTTTCTTCACTTCTTTCGATCGGCGTTAAACCGAGGACTTCTCCAATCATATCGTTTGCCATCATTTACTCCACCTAATTTGGATATGGACTATCAATATCTACAATATATCCAAAATTTTCATCACTTGAAATTTCACTCTTATCTACAGTTGCTGCAGCATTTGTAGTTGGTGAACCATTCGCTAATTGTCCAGGATACACCGTGACTTTGGATGCTTGGTTGACATTGGAAACAGCATCCTCAATATCAGTAAACAAACTTGCATTATATAGTTGCGTATTTGCAAGTTTGATAATTTCTTGTTTCTTGGTCGGTCCAAAAAACATTCCTTTCATCGTGAAATCTAATTGGAATATCAAAGAACGTCTTTCTTCAAACGAACCTTCATAAACGTCATCCTGTGTTGTCCCAACTAAAACCAAAGGAATATCTAAAGTAATATTAGGGTCATCAATTAACTTCACCGTTGTTGTCCATTCTGGTGTGAAGTATGGTAAAATTTGTTCAAGAATTTGCGTACCATCCTCAACAGTCTTTACAAAAATAGACAAGGAAAATTGTATATCATAAGGAACAGGATTGTATTGATACCTTCTTTGATCTTCGTTTGTGTCGGAAGGTTTGGTAACAAAACGATTGATTGTAGAAAGTTTCCTTTCCGGCGCATAGTTGAATCCAGTTATTTCGAACCCCATGCGAGGAAGAACAATCGCGAATGGTTGTTCTTGAGGATCAAGGTCGTCACTTAATCCTTCAATACGAGCGAGAAATTTTTCCCTTGGACCATATGCAAGGGGAACTTTGAATGAGGTCTTGGCATTTCCACCAGCATCTTTGCGAACTATCCAAATATCATTAAACAATGTTCCAAAAAGGATTACATATTTTCTTAATGTTCCGTTGTAAAAAGTTTGACCAAACATTAGATATTACCCTCTGAGAACGGATCTCGTTCAGTGAAATCAATAATACCTGCTCCACTAATCTGAAGAGAAGCATTCTCAGCGAATGGATCATCTAGACTATAAGAATCTGCTGCCGCTGGGCGACCAGTATCTGCGTCAATAATAATATCTCCATTGGCGTGTACTGAATCAGTATTTGCAATAGCAATATTTTGAGAATATAGTTTCTCAAGATCATCAATTTCTGGTATTCCAGTATTAAGATCTTCATGACTGTATTCAAACAGTTCACAACGCAGATCGTAGCACTGTAGTGCGCCGAGTTGATAGAAGTTTGGTGCTTCGTGCTCAGCGAACTTAATGACGTAAACCTTTTCTGTTAATGGGAAATAAATTAAATCGCCTTCTCTCGGGCGAGCAATAATTTCTGGCGCACCAACTTCATCTTGGAAAACACGATTCGCAACTGTGAATGTAATTTCATCACGAATCTGAATATTAAACTTAGAAAGGAAATCGCCTTCTCCTTCAAATCCTTCAACATTCTTAATATACATCTCAATTAAATATGCATCATTGTATGAAGATCGAGGATCTTCTCCAAAAACATTATCTTTTGCCACGACTGTTCTTGGGCAGTAATATAAATCATGCCCATAAATTTTAATTGATTCAATAATTAAATCTTCAATGAGATTCTGCTCTGCATAACTCTCAAAGTTATTGAAGAAGACATTAGTTGACATTTAATTATCCTATCATATCAGAAACTGGTAGAGAATAATTTAAAATCATTTCATCTTCTAGTCTCTTGATTTCAGTGTCGGCGTCATCATATATTTTCTGACCATTGAATGTGACACCTCCTGGTAATTGTAATCCTTCAAATTTAGTTAGATTGCTGCCCCATTGTCTTTTAATTAATTGAGAGGCATAGTGTTGTAACCATCTGTCCGCCCAAACATCAGTGTAAGTGTCTGGGTCTACGATTTCATATGCTTCAACTAGGAGATATGAACCCACAGTCATTTCTTCTTTTGTCATATCTAAATGCAATATATCGCGATGACGGTTGTATCGAATAGGTGTTTTCCCGACTAAAATTTCTTGTACTAATCCAAGATGCTGCAGAGTCATGTAGTAATTAATCAAACCAACATTGGTTAAAGTATACAGATCATTCAGAGCGATTTGATAACGAATGTTAAACAGATCGCCAGCAGAAGTTGCTGGGTCTCCGATCTCAAATACTTTGACAACCCCGATAATGTTTTCAGGGAGTGTAATTGACTGTGTAGATATTGTATTAGCATCTATCTGATGTTTATAATAAATTTTCTCAGTTCCATCAAAATGGTAATCCCAGTAAAATCTCAATGCTTGATCTATTCTATCTTCTGTTTGATCGTCGTCAACATTAATTTCTATTACAGGTTTACCAAGAGATCGCAAACAATATTCTTTAAATTCGTTACGGCTACTTGGGACTGCCATATGTCAAAACTCCTTGAAAAACTGATATAGATAAAGTATAATACAATTGTTATTTATAGATATATGAAATCAACATTATGAAAATTTGTTTTGTCGATACGCTCGGACTTTGTTATGATGGATCTACTCTTCAGAAACGTGGTTTAGGTGGATCAGAATCCGCCATAATTTTAATTTCTAAAGAATTATCTAAGATTGGTTTTGATGTTACAGTTTTTAATGATTGTATTAGCGACGATGCAAGGCCAGGCGAATATGATGGCGTCTTATATCGTTCCCTCCATGACATAGAAAATTATAAAAACCAATTTGATATTTATATCGCTTCTCGGTCTGTTGTATCTTTCGCTCCAAACAGTATGAAAGATCAATTTAAATGGGCAGGAGGTCTGCCTAATCTAGAAAGTGTAGCAATGACAGCAAGGCATCGTGTACTATGGATGCACGATACTTTTTGCGATGGCGATGATTTAATTGAAGAATTTGTATTGCAGGGCAGGATTCATGAAATCTTTACTCTGTCTGATTGGCATAGCACATATGTGACAACCTGCGATCATGGTAGACGTAGGAACTTTGAAACTCTAAAGAAACATATTTTTCAAACAAGAAACGGTATTCAACTTCATCATGATTGGGTTGATGTAAGGGCAAAAGATCCTAATCTGTTTGTCTACAACGCATCAGTCACAAAGGGAATGATACCTCTTGTAAACTCAGTATGGCCTATTGT